CCTTGTAGAATTTCTCCGGAAGGTGCTGATAGCTTTCGGCATAGGATACAGCGGCGGTGATGTACATCTGCAGGAGTTCATCGTCCGCCGTATGCTCAAGAATAAGATTTGCCTTTACTTTTTCAAGCAGTGTCATACCGCCACCGTCCTTTCCTTATTCTTCAGTTTCCGGTTCCGCGATGACAACAGAGAATGCGGCAGTTGGATAACCGGATGCCCAGAGCGTGAACGACTTCGGCTGATTTACGATTTCGTCGCACTTCAGCCACATCACAATATCTCCTGACTGTCCGCCGACAGCAGCAGCTTCATCTGCATCAGCAGAGGTCAGCTGACTGTCGTTATACTTAACTGCCGTGATGGCAGGAAGCCCTGTTGTTATGAGGATGGCAACCCATTTGTGGGTTCCTTGCGCGGGATTCGAACTTTCATACGCAATCAGCTCGTCAACCGGAACAGTGACTGTAATGACATTGTCCTCGATAGTGATAGATTCGACTTTGCCTTGATTGGCTGTCATATCTTCGCTCAGAGCAGTGGTGACATTAGCTGCTGAGACATTCCATGTATCGGGTTTCATCAGTCCTGTGTCTTTCAATTTCAAAAGCAGCGCGTTGAGGTCGTCCTTGAGTCCGGCAACATTTGTAGCAGTACTCGCGGCTTGATTCGGTGCAGAAGGAAGCCCCGTTACCGAGGCTCCCTCCTTAATTTCAAGCGTTCCGCCGATTACGGTTTTCTCGCCGCCCTGTTCGGTGTAGTTTTTCGTGTTATAACTCATACTGCACCTCCGTTAAGCCTTCTGCTGGAGTACCTTGATAGCCTCCGGCAGAATGAGTTTGCCGTCAACACGCTGGGTGGCAACAAAGCCTACCTGACCGGTTGCAGCGTAGAGCTCATTGAGTCTCTTAAACACACGTCCTTGGCGGTCGGCTACCCAGTAATAACTGAAATCGCCGAACACGATGCTCTTTGCGCCTGAGGCAATTGCGGGTACATATGCCGAGGTATACAGCGGACGGTTCAAAATGGTGTCAGGAGTGCCGGCCTGCAGAGAGGGCTGCCAGAGATACTGACCGTTGCCGTCTTTCAGCTTGCGGATCGCCTTTACGGTGGCATCGTTCATGACGAACACCGCTTTGTTTCTATAAGGTGCTTTCAGCGAATAGAACAGGTCGAGCACCTCTTCAATCGTGATAGCCGCAGCTCCTGCTGTGGTCACACCGACTTGAGCACCACCGGTTGCAGCGAGGATACCGGTCGGTTTACCGGAGCCGTCTCCTGTGAAAAAGGCTTCTTCCTCCTTGCTGCCGATACGCCTTGCGAACTCCCTCGAAATATAGGATTCAAGAGGAAATACACTGTCGTTCAGCAGTTCCTCGGAAACTTTGATCATTGTTCCAAGCTTGTAAGCGCCGATAGAAACCTGACCGAAGCTGTCGTCACTATCGAGGATAGCGCCTTCCTCATCAATCCAGGAGGCTGTACCCTTTGAAGCTACGACCGGAATCTTACGATCCCCAGAGGAAGTAGTAATGACCTTTGCCAGCCTACGGAAAATGTTCTCTTCATCAAGAGCCTCTACAAGTGTGCGTTCGAACTCGTCAGGGACAAGGTATCCGCCTTCAGAATCGGTGCCGATCTGCAGAGCATTTTTCACGATAGGATCAAGACCTTCACCTGCGCGGGTACGCATGGCGTTCCAGAACGCTTTTCTGTACTCATCAGATGCTCTGCCGGTCCTGGCTTCCATACCGGGAACAGCAGGCTTGCCCGTGAGAGGTGTGTTCAGAGGTTTTGAAAGCTCACGGTCAAGGGCTTCCTGCTTTTCAAGGCGGTCAATTTCTTTTCCGAGAGCGACTACATCGGCTTCCATTTTCTCATAGGTAGCGGTGTCTTCAGGGGAAACCAGACCGTCAGTACCGCGCTTGGTATCGAGAAAAGATTTAGCGGCTTCCCATGCCTTAGCGCGCTTTTCGCGCAGTTCAAGAATTTTGTTCATTGATATTACCTCCATAAAATTTAGTGAGAAATTAAAGAGAGCCGCTTCTCAAGCGACTCAATGGGTGTGCCTTTGTTCTGTTTGGGTATCTTGGGTTTGACCTTGCTCAGCAGCGAGTTCGTTACCGCTCTGCGGCTGAAAGCATAGGTTACATCGTCCGATTGAACTCTCTTTTTCTCATCCTCCAGAATGCCGTCGGCAAAGCCTAATTCAATTGCTTTGTTGGCATTTAGCCAGGTTTCAGCATCCATGAGGTGGGAGAGTTTAGCACGGGACTGTCCGGTTTTAATTTTATAGGCATTGATGATGCTTTCCTTGACCTCGTCCAGCATTGCGATGGCTTTCTGCATTTCCTCGCTGTCACCGATTGCGATAGTCAGCGGGTTATGCACCATCATGAGGGCTGTTGGAGCCATCAGCACCTCAGTTCCTGCCATTGCGATAACGCTTGCTGCCGACGCCGCAATACCATCGATTTTTACGGTAACCTTGCCTTTGTAATCCATGAGCATGGTATAGATCTGACTCGCCGCGATACAGTCGCCGCCGGGAGAGTTGATCCAAATAACAATGTCACCCTCTCCGGCATTCAAATCAGCTTTAAATGCTTTAGGGGTGACATCGTCGTCGAACCATGACTCTTCGGCAATTGTGCCGTCCAGATAGAGTGTTCTGATACAGGAATCTTCATCCCGCGCCCAGTTCCAGAATTTCTTCATTCGGTTGTTTCCTCCATTCCTTTTGAATTTGCGAACGCGCCTGCGTCCTGTAATTTGGTCATCGCACCGTTGATGAGGTAAAGATCGCCGCCAAGTTCAGCAGGGATGCGGTCGAGGTTTTCAAGTTCACGGATATCGTTCGCGCTCATCCATCCGTTTTGTCTTGCAGTCGCATAACCGCTCATACGGCTTTCGTAATCTCCGCGCAGAAGTCCGTCTACGTTGAACTTGATAAACACAGTCGGTTTTTCGCTGTCGGAAAGCAGGGCGCGGCACATGGACTGCTCCCAGCGCACCACCCACGGGTCGAGCGTGTATTTCACAAACTCAAGGCTCTGCTGCTCGATGTTGCTGAAGGACGACTTTTCAAGATCGGCGAGCATATGCGGAGGCACTCTGAAAATACGTGCAATCTCATTGATCTGAAACTTCCGTGTTTCCAGGAATTGCGCCTGTTCCGGTGCGATTCCAATGGGCTGATACTTCATGCCTTCCTCCAGAACGGCCACACGGTGCGCATTTTGCGAGCCTTGGTAGGCGGCATTCCAACTATCCTTGACCTTTTGCGGGTCCTTTATGGTGCCGGGATGTTCAAGCACACCGCCCGGTGCGGCACCGTTTGCGAAAAACTTCGCCCCGTATTCTTCTGTGGCGATTGCGAGTCCCACTGCGTTCTTTGCCATTGCGATGGGCGAATAGCCAACCAGACCGTCAAAGCCCAAGCCAGGAATATGCAGGACATCGGCAGGGGCAAGATAAACCTGGTTGTCTTTGCCGAGTGAAGGTACATCCTCCGAGCTGCGCTGATATAAATAGAAAAGCCGGCCGTTTGAATCCCGGTCGACTGTCATTTTGTTTGGCATAAGAGGATAGAGAGCGATTACCTCACCACGGGCATTTCGGATAATCTGTGCGTAAGCGTTGCCCCATAATAAAAGATGACTCATTAGCGTTTCTCGGAACGCGAATGAAGTCATCTCCGGGTTCGGCTCTTCATGGAGCAGCTTATATAAAGGGTGCTTTAAATATTTCTCTTTGCCGCCCGAATCATTATATCTGTACACGTGAAGCGGCAGCCCCGCCAAGGTTTCAGACAGTATCCTCACACAGGAATAAACTGCAGTCATCTGCATGGCTGTATGCTCGTTAACCGGCTTTCCGGCACTTGTGTTTCCGAAAAAGAAGCTGTAGCGGCTACCGCCAAGTGCATTTTTAGGTTTGTCTCGTGCCTTGAATATTCCTTGTAAGATTCCCATAGACATCACTCTCCTTTGCTAAAAAATAAGCAGACCACGTTTATCATAAACACTCTCGCCATTGTCGTTTCCGCAACGAATCGCACGGTCGAGTGCCATAATCGTTGCCACAGCGCCATCGATTTTTTCAGTTGACTTTTCTTTATCTGCCTTAATATTGCCCGCAGGATCGGTGC